GTTTATCTCGTTGACGGAGAACCGTCCGGATGGAGTTTTCCAGTGCTTATACTGCGGTCGCACTTACTGCTGTTGTTGGCAAGCTCTCCTATAGCTCAGTGAAGTATTGGTGGAACAAGAAGACCCTCAAAGAAGCCTACATCTCACGTGCTGCCACAGTTCAAAATCAGTATGAGTTAGCCGAGGTCACTCCAGAGGAATCTCTGGAGATCGTCGAGCTCTTAGAACAAAAAGCTGTTGGCACTGCCGTGCGGAAGAAAGCGGCTTTCAGGAACTATCTTGTGATGGCTGGCAAAGCAAAATTCGGTTGCCCCGTCCGGAATGAGTCCAATCGCCTCGTCGTTCGTAAGCATTTACACGACTTGTGTGTGGATCGTGGGCTCATCGCCAGACATATAATCGATCATCTCGATATTGCCACTGAGCTCGTTTTCATCCCGAGTCGTGAGCAACTGATCGCTCTTGCCTTGCCCCACACTGAGTTGTCCAAGATCCGTGTTGGGGTCAGTAATGACCTCGGTGGCTCGCAAGCCACCATCGCCTGATGGGGCCCAGATAAAAAGGGGGGGGTAGACACTGATCCCGGTGTCTACCCCGGTATCTCCCCTCATTATTCGGGTGTCCCAAAAACCAAGAAGTTGTTATCCATGAGTCGCTTTCTTCTTGGTCACAATGTGCAGACTCACAACAATAGCCTCGCCAATCTTCGTCGTGGAGTTGGTGAGCGTGTGTTGTTTCGGAATCGGGAACTCTTGCGACCGGTGTCTCCAACACCGGGAGTTTTCCGTAAAAGGTTGGCCATTTATCACGACGCCCTGCTTCGCGAAATCGGTTCACAATCCCCTGTGGCCCACGACCAGTTCGTGGGTTTCTATAAGGGACCACGTAGACTGATCTACCAACGAGCAGCTGATGCACTGGCTTTGTTGCCAGTGCGCCCCAAGGACGCCAACCTAAAAACGTTCGTGAAGGCAGAGAAACTCAACTTCGACCTGAAAAATGACCCAGCTCCAAGGGTCATACAACCTAGGAGTCCGCGCTTTAATGTCGAAGTTGGATGTTTTCTTAGGCCATTGGAGCATAAGCTTTACGGCGCCATTGATAAGTTGTTTAAATCTCCTACCATTATGAGTAGCTATAATGCCTTTACCCAAGCAAAGTTATTGAAAAGCAAGTGGGACAAGTTCCCTAATCCGACTTGCGTGGGTATTGATGCATCCCGGTTTGATCAGCATGTGTCCGTGCAAGCATTGGAATTTGAACATGGCGTTTACAACGCCATATTCAAATCACCCAAACTTGCATGGTTATTAAAACTGCAAATTGACAACCACGGAATAGCACGGGCTGCGGACGGTTATTTTAAGTACAATGTTAGAGGGTCAAGGATGTCTGGCGACATGAACACCAGCATGGGCAATAAGCTCTTGATGTGTTTGATGAGCCTGTCCTACCTCGATAGCATACACATACCGTACGAGTTCGCTAATAATGGTGACGACTGCCTCATCTTCCTTGATAGGAAACACCTGAAGAAGCTCGGAAATCTTGACAAATATTACCGAGGCTTTGGGTTCGACATTGTGCGAGAAGATCCAGTGTATGAGTTTGAGCACATAGAGTTTTGCCAAACCAAACCCGTTGTCAGCAATGGCACTTGGCGTATGGTTAGGAAACCATCTGTTTGCCTGACTAAAGACGTTACTAGCGTCAATCTCGGACATGATGTCGAAATGTACCGCCGCCTATTGAAGGACATTGGCAAATGTGGTTTAGCCACATGTGCAGATGTCCCCGTCATGGGCAGTTTTTACCGCATGCTGGAGCGATTCGGCGTCGACGGTAATTACATGGGCCGCTGGGATACTGAGTACCACTATTATTACAGGAGCAGTTTAAATGCTGCTTGCAAATACTCAGCCCCCGATGCCTATGGGCGTTACTCCTTCTGGATGATGTCAGGAATTAGTCCAGACGCACAAGCCGTTATCGAAGATTATTTTGATAAAAGCGTCTGGGGAGCGGATAAACGCCAATTTATCAACCAATTGCTACCACTATGACAAGACGAACGAATTCCAAGCCTAAGATGGCCAAACGGAAGGTGAATCCTTTATTTCGTGGTCGTCAGGGAATCGGAAGACCTAAGATTGGCTTCAATGGTCATGAAGTCACCTCTGTGCTCTTCACTGATCATAGCAACGGCACGTCCAATCTCATTACTGACTGGCAACAAGTCGACTGTAACAACGCGGAAGGCATCAATCGTGCTGGAACCGATGTCATTAAGCATTACCAGGAGTACAAGTATCTCAATGCTGCTATAGAGTGGATCCCAAAGATCGGCCCTGCAGCTACTGAGGCTGGTGCTAGGATCAGTATTGCTTACATTGATAACCCAGAACATATGCTGGACTTTGAGTCCACGTCTGCTGCAAACCGACTTGCTATTACCAAGTCTACCGGCAATTGTAAGACCTACAATGCATGGGAACGTTTCACTTGGAGGGTTCCCCTCACTTACCGCCGGAAAATTTTTAACATTGACCCCGACTTCACGGCCATTGGTTCTCGGACCATTGGTGAATTTGAGCGTGCGGTTCAGGGCAAGGTTTGTATTGCGATTGAGACTGTCGGTGCTACGACTAGTGCAGCTGCACTTGGTCAATGGCGTTGTACATCAACAACGACTGTTACCGGTTTCACTGCTTTCGCTATCACTTAATCACCAATCTGCTTAGCTTGGATACTTGGGGAAGCACAGTCGTCACACGTGGAAAAGCTCATGGAGGAGTTGTCGTTCACCCAGCCTTGGCGGGCTACTGCCTATTGGTTTATATCTGATAGTGGGGGTGGATTATCCCATGAGAGTCTGAGTGACTGCTGTGAGGACAAGGCATGACTACCCAGAGATGGGTACGAGGGCGCGCTTGTCCAGGATACCAAACATAG